TATCGGATCGGATGTATTCCCTAATAATTTAAGACCAGTAGAGATTGTTTCTACACTGCCGACTTCAGGTAACTTTCAAGGTCGGCAAGTATTCCTTACATCTGATAATAAGCTATACAGATATAATGGAACATCATTTATCGCAAGCGTAGCAACTAGCGATCTTCAGGGTCAGGTTGCCAGTACGCAGATCAGCGACAACTCAATATCTACCGCTAAGATACAGGCAGACGCGATTACTGCAAATGAAATAGCAACGGGTGCGGTCACTGCTGATGCTGTTACGGCTGGTTCTATTAGTTCGGCCGCTATTGCGTCTGATGCCATTACATCAGATAAGATCGCGGCAAATGCTGTAACTGCTGGTGCTATTCAAGCAGGTGCTGTTAGCACATCTGCTTTAGCGGCTAATGTGATTACATCTGACAAGATAGCGGCAGGTGCTATACAAACATCAGACTTAGCGGCTAACTCTATTACTGGTGGTCTTATTGCGGCCGCAGGTGTAATTACAAACACCGCTCAAATCAGCAACGGTGTTATTAATGCGGCCAACATTGCAAACCTTGCAGTTACTCAGGGTAAGATTGCTAATTTAGCGGTTGATACTTTGAAGATTGCAGATGCGGCTGTATTTGTTGAAGAAACAGCATCATTGGCATCTGGATTTGGTATATCCCCTGCGGATGGATGGACTACAGTGGTATCTAAAAGCATTGTTCTTAGTGATTTGTCTGCATCATCTGCTGTAATTATCAATGGTATTGTTCAAGCTACAAATGTATCTGCGGCTGGTGAATTCTTTAACTATAGGATTAGACGAGGCACTACTGTCTTAAAACAGTTTGAAGCATACATTATGGCAAATTATGCCCTTAATGAAACATCTGTAATCCCGCTTTTATATGTAGACACTCCAAGTAACGGGACATTTACTTATGAAATTCAGGCCAGAGATCCATCAGGTAGCGGGTCTACTGATACTATGTATGTTGATTTAGGGATCATATCAATAGGGGCGGCTAAACGATGAGCAAATATATTATTTATGCTTCAGATAATGGCATTATAAAATCTGTAATTACTACTGGTGGCGATCCTAGAAATGATGTTCCTGATGGTCATGACTATATTGAGTGTGATGACTCTACCGAAGGAATGGCAGTCGATATAAAAACTAAAATGCTAGTACCAGCAGAGTTTGAATTGCCATTTGTTTTAACTGATGAAGGTAAACGCAAAAGAAAACGCAATGCACTTTTAGCAGAATCAGATTGGACTCAATTTGGAGACAGCCCATTAACCGACAAGAAAAAGGCAGAATGGGCAACGTACAGGCAAGCGTTAAGAGACTTGCCACAAGAATTTCCTAATGCTATTTCAAATGATGATATAATTTGGCCTACAAAGCCGAGGTAACGAAATGACTACAGCAGTACAAAGACGCAGAGGCACAGCCACAGAGCATTCATCCTTTACAGGATTAGAAGGTGAGATTAGTGTAAATACTACTAACGAATCCGTACACGTTCATGATGGATCGACTGCTGGCGGCTTTGAATTAATGCGAGCAGATGGCTCTAATTCATCTATTGCGCTGGGAGATATATCAGGCGTTACTGCTGGCACTGGATTATCAGGTGGCGGCACTAGCGGAGATGTGACTTTAAATATTGATTCTACAGTTGCTACCCTTGATGGCACGCAGACGTTTACCAATAAGACGCTAACCAGCCCGATCCTAAACACCCCCACTATAGGCACATCGTTTACCATCGGTGGCGCGACTATTACTGAAGCAGAGTTAGAGATTCTTGATGGCGCAACTTTAACGACTACAGAATTAAACTACGTTGATGGCGTTACTAGTTCTATCCAAACCCAGATAGATGCCAAATCTCCATTAGCATCGCCTAGCTTTACAGGCAATATTACTGGCGCTGGCAATATCACTTTGAACGGTACAGGTTCAGCTAAAGTGCCTAGTGGCACAACAGCCCAACGTGACAGTAGCCCTGTAGATGGAATGTTCCGCTACAACTCTACTACTGACGAGTTTGAAGGCTACAGCGATGGCTCTTGGGGTTCTATTGGTGGTGGCAGTTCTAATCTAAACATAGACACTATGACAGGTGACGGTAGCGACACTACTCTTACTTTATCTATAGACCCTACAGTAGAGAATAACACTCAGGTCTATATAGATGGTGTCTACCAGAACAAAGATACTTACAGCGTTAGTGGTACTACCTTAACATTCTCCACTGCGCCTCCAACTGGCAGTGCTGTGGAAGTAATGACTATAACGCCTACGACTCTTAATGTTGCTGGAGATGGCACTATTACACCTGCCAAGATTGCGAGTGGTGATTTTTACTTTGATACTGATACGCTCTACGTTGATGCGACTAACAATAACGTAGGCATAGGGACTAGTTCGCCTACTTTTTCTAGTGGTACTTATGGTGGCCTTCATGTTCATGGAAGTAACGGGACATCATTGCGAATGACTAATGCCGCATCAGGGCAGACTGCTTCAGATGGTTACGAAATATTATTAGACCCTACAAGTAAAGACACGCTTTATGTAAACAGAGAAAGTGCTAACCAGAGGTTTTACACTGGAGGCTCAGAACGCCTACGCATACTCTCCACAGGCGGCATAACCTTTAACGGTGACACTGCACAGGCTAATGCGTTAGATGACTATGAGGAAGGTACGTTTACGCCAATGTTATCAAGCAACTTTACAGGAACATACGCACATCGTGTTGGGACATATACTAAAATTGGAAATATGGTGCATTTTTCTATGTTCGTTGCTCTATCCTCTGGTGGCGGCAGTGGTAGTATAGTTGTTGAGGGGCTTCCTTTTGCGAGTGGAAGTGGCGGACAAAGGTATCACGCATATCAAGGGTGGACAAACAATTTCTCAGCTAACGGGTATGTACAGTTTTTACATGGTGCAGGAGTAGATACTCTTAGCCTTTATAAAATAGTTTCAGCAGGCGCTTCACAAGCAAGTCAAGTCTCTGATATGGGTACGTCTGGTAATTTTATTTTATCAGGAACATATACAACAGGTTAACAACCATACGCCTAGTGGAATCTAGGCACAGACAGGAGCAATACAATGGCTTTAGAAAAAGTAATATCAGAAGACAAGATTGAAATAGTAGGCGACTACAAGACAGTACAGGTACGCACCAAGACTGCTGTAATGGAAGATGGCGTAGAGTTATCGTCAGGCTACCATCGCCACGTTATAACCGCAGGTCAGGACTACAGCAACGAGTCAGCGGAGGTACAGGCTATCTGTGCCGCTTTACATACAGATGCAGTTGTTGCGGCTTATCAGGAATCCCTAGCACAAGCGGAGGTGTAGGTTATGGCTTTAACAAGAGTAAGCAGAGGGTTGCTGAGTACCAGTATTGAAGACAACGGCAATGCTACTGCTATTACTATTGATTCTTCAGAGAATGTGGGCATAGGGACTAGTTCGCCTAGTTCACAGTTAGAAGTGCAAGATGCAAATGGCGTATCCTTAAAGTTCGGTGATTTAGCATCATACCCTAATAATGTTGTACCTTGTTTTATTGGAACTGCGACTTCTGCCCTAGCAGGTATTAATGGGGACTTAGTTTTATGCCCTAGAACGAGTGACGCAGGTAAAATATTATTTGCTACAGGTAGCGGACAAGCGGCTGAACGCATGCGTATAGACGCCTCTGGCAACCTGTTGGTGGGTACTACTAGCATTGCTGTTGGCCAAGGAACAAGCACTGGCGTATCAGTAAGAGGCCCAACAGGTCGTGTAGAAGCGTCTGCTAGTGGTACTACAAGTGCTATATTTAACCGTACTACTTCTGATGGCGGTATTGTTAACTTTTCCAAAAACGGCTCAACCGTAGGGTCTATTGGTACTTCCTCTAACTTTTTGTTTATTGGTAAAGGAGATACTACGCTAACCTTTGCGGATACTATTGACGCAATAGTGCCTTCAGGAACAGGAGGCGCTACCAGAGATAACGCTATTGACCTTGGTAATTCAGGTAATCGTTTTGACGACATCTATGCCACCAACGGCACTATCCAGACATCTGACCGCAACGAGAAGCAGGACATTGCAGAACTCTCTGAAGCAGAGCAACGTGTCGCTGTAGCTTGTAAAGGCTTAATGCGTAAGTTCCGTTGGAAGGACTCAGTAGCTGAGAAGGGTGATGACGCTCGTATCCACTTTGGAATCATTGCACAAGACCTACAGGCCGCCTTTGAAACTGAAGGCTTAGATGCAGGTGACTACGCAATGTTCATCAGCACTACATGGTGGGAGCAGGATGTCGAAGTACCCGCAGTAGAGGCAGTTGACGCAGTATACGAAACGCAAACTGATGAAGAAGGTAATGAGACACAAGTCTTGGTTCAGGAGGCTGTAGAGTCTGTAGATGCCTACACTAGAACAGATACCTTTGAAACAGCAGAGGAAGCGCCAGAAGGTGCTACAGAAAGAACTAGACTAGGTGTTCGCTACAGTGAGCTACTTGCTTTCATAATCTCAGCATTATAGGTAAATAAGATGATTGATCCCGTCACAGCCATCAGCATAGCCACTAACGCCTTTGGTACAGTAAAAAGGATGGTTGCGGCTGGGCGTGAGGTAGAAGATACCCTAAGTCAGATTGGGCGATTCTACGGTGCTGTGAGTGACTTGGCAGAACATAAACGCCAAGCAGAAAATCCCCCGCTATTTAAAAAAATCATTGCCAGCAAATCAGTCAATGAAGAGGCGATGGAGATATACGCCCGTCAAAAGAAAACACAGCAGATGGAACGTGAATTAAGGGAGTTGCTTATGTTCCAGTTTGGAGAGCGTGGATATCAAGAACTCGTTGATCTCAGGCGATCTATACAAGCCAAAAGAGAAAAGACAATTTATCTACAAGAGAGAAAGCGCAAAGCGTTATTCTGGAATAGCATTCAAATATCAGGTATCGCAGTTTTAGGCTATGCAATATATTTAATTGTTAGCTTTTTGATGAGGCAGTAATCATGTATCAATTTGATGAAGATATGCCAACCCCTAACTTTTTGCATGATGTTGCAAAAGGTAATATCTGGGATTCTAGGGCATTAAATATATTCGGTTTTAACCGCACTGTCGGAACATCATTCGAGACGCTGTGGGATGATGGCGGCAATTACACGTATCCTAGTTCTGCTGTTGCGATGGATGTTGTATCTACTTCTTCATCGGATACCATGGATTTAAAAATTAACGGTCTAGATTCCAATTATGTCGAGATCAGCGAGACTGTCACCCTGACAGGCACTTCTGCTGTAACTACTACTGCGACATTTTTAAGAATTAACTCTGCCACTATCCTAGCTGGCTCGAATGTTGGTGATATTTCTATTACAAATGGCGGGACTAAATACGCATTTATAGGTGCAACGATTGGCACTACTCAGTCTAGCGTTTACACTGTACCCGCAGGACACTCGATCTACCTATTCCGAATAGATGTTACTTCTGGCACTAACAACGGTAACAAGTACCTGACTTTCAGGAATGTAGTTAAAACAAACACTGGGAGAACATTAAGAGTTGCAGAAGCGACATTCGCTACATCGCAGGTCAGCTTTGATCGCCAACTCCCGTTTAAGATTGCAGAGAAATCAGACTTTCATTTTGAAGCGAAAAGCAGTAGCTCAGAAAACGAAGTCTCAATCTTTGTCGAAGCAATACTAGTAAAGGATTCATAATGGCAACCGTTAAAGAGGCGTTGATTCGCTTAGAAGGACATGAGAAGGAATGCGCGATCAGATACCAGAACATCGAGAAGCGTCTTGATGATGGCTCTGAGAGATTCAGGAAAAGCGAATTGATGCTGTGGGGTATGTATCCCCTGATTATCGGTTTATTTCTAATTGAGAAGGGCTTTATATGAGTTTATTGGCTACACTCGCGCAACCTGTCGCGGGGCTTTTAGATAAGTTTATTGAAGATAAAGATCAAAAGAATGCTTTGGCGCATGAAATTGCTACTCTAGCGGAAAAGCAAGCGCATGAAAGTGTCATCGCGCAACTAGAAGTCAATAAAGTTGAAGCGGCACATAAGAGTTTATTTGTCGCGGGTTGGCGGCCAGCAATCGGCTGGGTTTGCGTCTTAGGCATGGCAGGAAACTTTATCACAATACCTATTACCAATATGATCCTAGAGTTAGCAGGATCAGACGTTACCGTTCCACTAATCCCAACAGGCGAAATGATGCCTGTTCTAATGGGTATGTTAGGGTTAGGGGCAATGCGTAGCGTAGAAAAGGTTAAAGGCGTACAGAGAGAAAACTAATGGCTAAATCACCTAAGAAAGATGAACCTAAAAATTACTTCAAGCCCAAAGAGTTAAAGTGCAAAGCCACTGGAGAAGAAGGATTCGACAAAGACTTTCTTGAAACCCTGAACGCTATTCGCCATGAGTGCGGTTTTAGCTTTGCCCTATCCAGTGCCTACAGAAGCCCCCAACACCCCATAGAAGCCCGTAAAGAGGTGCTAGGGGCGCATACAACTGGCAAGGCTGTGGATATACTAGCCAGCGGAGAAAAGGCGTTAGAGATCATTAGAGTGGCGCAGAAGCATGGTATTCAGCGTATCGGCATACAGCAGAAGGGTGGCGGCCGATTCATTCACCTAGATGGCTGTACTGAAGATGACGGATTCCCCTGCCCTGCTATCTGGTCGTATTAGTTCCACATAGAACATAAAAAAGCCCCACCGAAGCGGGGCTGTTAGGTTAATCATCAAATAATCTGGTTACTGGTGTATCTGCCTTAACGTAAAATCTACCTACGCTACCTTCAGGGCAATGGATCATTCTACCTGTATTCCACCAAATGCCATGTCCCTTTTCCATTATCTGACCATCCTCAGTTGTGAATACATCGTAATCGTTTAATTTTTCAAAAGTTGTTTTCATTAGGTTTATCCTTGTTTAATGATGCCCCACCGAAGTGAGGCGTTTGATTTATTTAATCAAGCTCCCGTGTACTTCTTTGAGCTTGTTGTATCTGCCGTAAAACATTTTGCCCCCTGCCATAATCTCAGGTTCGTCATCGTAGTGACCTTCAAGGTAGTCGATACTGGCGCGGTTCTCAAGATCGTCAGCAAAGACAGCCAAGACATCCACATCAACCAATGTCGATGGCTTTACTTTTTTAGCGGATACAGAGTTAACAAAATTAATGTATCGCCCTTGTAAATCATCAGCACCTTCAAGGTTGTCAGCGCATTCAACGAACATATCCAACTCGCCTAACGCATAGTCATTGACAGTAAACGTGATTCCAAATTTAACTTGGTTCATGTCGTAATCCTTATTTTAAGTTTTTAAAGAACGTGCCATTTCCTCAATGGCATAGCCATTCTAACATAAGTAAACAATAATGTCAATACACCTATTTTAAATAATATGTACAAAAGTGTTGACTTTGCATTTTGGAGGGTGTACTGTAGCACCTCAATCAATCAAAAAAGGTAATAAAGACGTGGCTAAATTATATAAAAGAGGTTGTCACAAGTGCGATGGAACTGGCATCTTGCCGCACTACTACTGGATTCAAAGTGGTAGTTGCTTTACCTGTGGCGGTCTTGGTTACTTCACCGTTAAGACTGACCCCGCCATCCTTGATGCGCGTAAGGCCAAGGCCGCTGAGAAGCGTGAAGCCAAGAAAGAGGCAGAGCGTCAGGCGCACATCAAGCGCAACTTCTGGAAAAAGATCGCCAGTGGTATTCGTCAGGCAGTGTGGGCGGCAGAGCGTGAGATTGAGAACGCTAATGCAGAAGCTATCGTTAACGGTAAGCAATCCATCACGGGTGAGATCATCAGCACCAAGGTTGTCGATGGCTTTGCCTACGGCCAACGTGTTGTCAAGATGGTCGTTAAAGATGATCGCGGATTTAAGGTGTGGGGTACTGTCCCACAAGCCATTTTAGATGAATATGTTTACCGTTCAGGAATAGGGTTTGATGCTGATGAAAATTACTGGAACTACAATGTTCTGAAAGGTCAGCGCGTCACATTCTCTGCCACTGTCGAAGCGTCAAATGACGATGACAAGTTTGGTTTTTTTAAACGCCCAACCAAGGCCGCGATTGCGGCTTAATCTAACCGCCCCCGCGAGGGGGCATTTGCTGTAGGAGGCAAACATGGGAATAAATGATCTTAACGATCTAGAGCGCGGTGAGTACGACTGCGTCGTAGGTTATCCTGCCCTAGAGGGGCAATCAGACGCTTACTATGTTGGTTATGGTGAGCAGTACGCAAAAGAACAGGCTATAGGAGGCCAAAATGAAATCAAGTGAAGCAATCAATGAATTGGCAAATGCACTTTGCAATGCTCAGTCTCAAATGGGGGGTGCTGTTAAAGACAGTGCCAACCCTTTCTTCAAATCTAGCTATGCCGATCTAACGGCAGTTATCAAGGCCATCAAGCAACCCTTTGCCGATAACGGTCTAAGCTATACGCAATTCCCTGTAAGCAATGAAAATGGTGTCGGTGTATCTACCCGCCTGATGCACGTTTCTGGTCAATGGTTAGAAATGGAATACACCCTGCCGACTGTGAAGAAAGATCCGCAAGCGTCAGGGTCAGCCATAACGTACGCAAGACGGTACGCTTTGCAATCTATCGCGGGAATACCTACGGCAGATGATGACGCTGAATCTGCAATGCTACGGGGAGATGATAAGAAGATTATCTCTGATGACCAGATCATAGCCATCAAGAAATTACTTGATGAGACTGGTGCTGATAGTGAGAAATTCTGCAAGTGGCTCAAGGTTCGCTCAGTCGATCAGATTTTAGATATTCACTATGATCGCGCTGTTGCCGCATTAGAGGCTAAGAAGTGATTATCTTAGACCATGAGCAGGGATCACCAGAGTGGCTTGCCGCACGATTGGGTAAGCCCTCTGCCAGTATGTTTAACAAGCTAATTACGCTTACTGGAAAGCCATCTACCTCTGCTGATGGGTACATCAATGAATTGATCGCAGAACGCCTGACGGGCAAATCTGAGCCGTTCCACGTTACTGAATGGATGGAGCGCGGCACAGCGTTAGAGCCAGAAGCTAGAGAGGCGTATGAGTTTATCTCTGGCAATGAGGTTATTGAAACTGGCTTTATTTTAGATACCGATTGGGAGTTTGGCTGTTCGCCTGATGGCTTGATAATGGATCAGGGAGGGCTAGAGATTAAATGCCCTGCGCCTAGAACGATGGTTAGTTACTTACGTGATCCACAGGTAGGCGTTAAGAAATACTGGCAACAAATCCAAGGCTGTATGTGGATAACCAGAAGGGGGTGGTGGGACTTCTTTGCTTATCATCCTGAAATGCCGCACGTTTTGGTGCGGGTTGAGCGCGATGATGACTATATCGCAAAACTAGCTACAGAGGTTGATAAGGCTGTGGCTGAAATTGTAAATCAAGTGGAGTTGTTAAAATGAAAGTAGGATTATCTGTAAGAATCGATGTAACCAAGATAGATAAAAGCCGCCTGTATAAGGGAGCCAAGGGTACTTATCTCGATCTAACTACCTTTGTGGATACTGAAGAGCAAGACCAGTATGAGAACAATGGTTTTATATCTCAATCTACCACCAAGGAAGAGCGCGAGGCTAACGTGCAGACCCCGATACTGGGCAACGTAAAGGTATTTTATACCGATGGCAGTACGCCCAGCAGTGCGCCTGTACAGCAATCTGGCATGAGTCTGGAAGAGTTAGATGAGGATGTGCCGTTCTAGGGTAAAAAAGCCCCCTCGAAAGGGGGCAAACCATAGGAGGTTGCGAGTCGGGGGAACCCGCCTAATTAATAT